AAACTCTCGAAATCGTTTTTTTATCATAGTTTACTCTACCATAGTTTTGATAAAATGTACATGCTTTATTTCAAAAAAGGATTTATTTTTCCTGGAGTTCCAAGGACGGTGTACTTTGATTTTTTGGGTATGAACTCTTTAATTTTTACTTCGGCCTGAACCTCATAAAACTGTGATCGAGTCGAGACACGAACCTTAAAATCTCCAGTTCCAGCCAACTTTGGAATATTCCTATCGAGGCCGAACGGATTTTTAGAACCGATCATATAGAAATCATCGTCCGCTTGAATGTAATATGCTGGTGCAGCTTTACCTTCGAGGTAGTGTCTCGTTACGAGTTCTCCGATATTCATATTCGGCTCGTTGGCAATATAGCGATTTATACCAGATTGGCTAAAATAGCTTTTCATAACATGCAACGGTACACATCCAGGCATTTTAAGCTGGCCTTTATTCGTTGCAATGATAATTGATTTGTGTGGAATTCCAGAGTATGCTGCGATGTCTTTGATAAACTTGGCAGCTTGCGCCGATTTGTTTAGGATCTTTACTGTTTCTGCTGCCACCGGTGTAGTGTAACTAGTCTGCCACATTCCGTTCATGTAAAAACATCTTGGATTCGAAAGGTTGTCGCCGTGAGACATCTTTACTTCGAGCCATGCAGTAGTCCCACCGCGAGTTACTTGCACATCAGCATATTTGACATCGCGACCTTGTACTGCTTTAGTATTCGGCGCCGAGTTAATAGCTGCCGCTACATCTTTTTCAAACTTATCTGATGCTACACTCATAAAAACTCCTTTGTCATATTTATAAAACAAAAGAAAACCGGCCCAAGTATTGCTACTGGGCCGGCCGTGTTAATTCTATTTATGTTGCTTAGGCTGCGACTGCAAACCATTCAGGCACCGGGCGTTTAGTCCATGCCATCTTAAAGCGTTCTTGCTTCGTCTGATAAAACTTACGATAAGATCCTACGATATCGCTGTAGTCGATACACTCAGGAAAAGCCTTCATTGCCAATGGGAACTGAGTCTTGTAACCGACTGGAATGTTACGAGGCAATTGCTTGAGAGCTTCTCGTAGCAACGTATCAGTGCTATGAACCTTACCGTAGCGATACGTATACTCGTCACAGAGAGCAGCGAAGTGTATCCAATGCCAATTGTAATTGTTATTACTGACTGCAGTCCAAATCGTGCAAGGATGATGCATGTGCACAGCCCGATAGAACGTATCTTCGCGTTCGTCAGGTAGAGTCCATGCCTTCGACATCGTCTTGCCAGACTTTGAAGGGATACGAGTCTCTACACCGTCAAGCATACGGTGGACCGTCGAAAGCATCTGAGCACTCTCGACGATCATCTTTACAACATGCTTGTCACATTGTAATTGTGCTGCTTTCACAGGATCAGTATCTAATACAAATACATTCATATTCCAGCTTTCTTTACGAGATCTTTATATCCACGCCACGATGGATGGATATTATCGGGTTGAACATACGAAGTAGAGATGATACGATCTCCGTAACTGACAGCGATGCTTTTCACTGCAGCGTTGACTGCAGGTTTGCAAAAGCCTTTATTACAAGGAGGCATGATCCATACTACATTGCCTACCTTAATACGAGTTCTAATTTTTGTAAACTCTTTTTTTGTATCCACGCCGCTATGATCGTTTGTTCCGAGGCTAATCACGATTGTCTTGGCTTCAAGCGGAGTCTTACCCCACTTTTTGTTCCATTGCCAAGTATTCCAACCACCTTTCGAATAAGATACACACGCCTTCGGAGCAAACATCTTCGTTCCAACGGCGATCGAGTCGCCCATAATCAAACATTCAAGCATTAGACTTGAATTCCTGTCACTTGTTTTAGATATTGTGTAGCAACTTGTGCACTCGTTTCAGTGGCGCCAACAATCACAGTATCAGAGATGACAACGTTGTTATCGGGTGCTGACATCATCCATGGCATCATCGCAAAACCTTGAGGTCCCATACCAACTGTACGAGGCTTGATCAGTTCAGTGACTCCATCTTCTTGCTTAACACGAGAGATCAACTCTTCACCTGACATCAGCTTAATCGTATATACTTTATTCTGTTCCATTATCTTCTACCTTCTTATAAAGATCTCTTGTGCCTTTCCAGACTTTAATTCCGCACCCATCATATTCCCATTCACGTAGATCAGGATCGAGTTCTTTCATATCTGGTTCTGGAGTATCATAGTCCACTTCGTACACATACTTAAATTTCTCTTCTTCTGACCAATCCTTGAGATAGGAATTATCTTCATCGAACAGACGAAGATACTCTGCATCGTCGATCACTCGAGTAGAAGTGATCATTTCATCAATATGCAACTGACTAAACTCTTCAGCCTCGTTCATTGTGACGGTGTCCTTGGCATGTTCTGCACTCTCACATTCAACGACATATCGAACACGGTGTATCGAGATCGTTTCTACAAGATACTTAGTCATCGTCTTTCAATCCCATTTCTTTCAGTTGATCAGGAGTGCAATACCAATCAAGCAACAACTCGAGAGCATCGATCCGCTTCTGAATCTCAGCCTTGTCATGTTCAATATCTTCCCACTCAAAGATAGCAGGACGGCCACCAGCTTCAATCTCACCGATGCGATCCTTGAAGTTCTGATATGTTTCAAGCAGACTTTGAGCAGTAATCTTATCGGCAAGTTCGTAATCAATATCAATCGTAAATTTACTCATGCAATTATCCTTTCATGTACTTGTTTAATATGCTTACAGCGCCCGTGCGATGTAAATCCCATGCATTCACATGTCCAACCCTCGGCTGTCATCGTGGTAAGATAGGTAGTACCCATACAATTTGTATATGGCCATTGAAAACCCACCAAGAAGTGATTCTTGTTAAAGTTGATACCGTCAAGCTTCAAAGGCTTGCGATACCACTTGGATTTTTGAGGGCGAGATGTTTTTGTTCGATCAGTCATAAGTTCACCTTACTACAAAAATTCAATTTTGTAAACCCCCTAAAGCGAGAAGAATGAAAATTATAAAAAGAAATCCATAAAGAGCGAATTTAAAAAAATGCTTGGCGATCTTGAACCCGACCCAAAGGAAGAAGCCCAAGATCGCCAAGAACGGCAACGATAAGAGGAGGAACAAGAAGCTCAACCGCGTCTCTTACCAGTTGCCGGATCGGCCGCTTCAGACTTGGAAAGGACAACAAGTCCGCCTTTATTATAGGCTTGGCCGATGATATAATTGCCGCTGACGGCAAGCTTTTCTTTCTCGTAAGAGGAATTCTTTGTGTAGTTTACACCGATCTCGTTCTGAGAAGGATACCTTTGACGATGATCAGACACGTTATAATCAGGCATTGGAGTACCACGAAGCTTTGGCTTGTATTTACCAGCACGATACTCTTGATATTCTTCGAACGTCTTTGGCTTAACGCCAATGCGCTTGCAGAACTTACAATCTTCGAGCCAAGCCAACTGAATTTTGGTATGTTTGGAAGAAGTCACTTTAGACTTACGCTTACCATAATAAGTGGTCGTGTAAGCAGGACCGAGAAGATGCATTGTCATGATAATAGCCTCAAAAGTATGGTTGAAGCGACTAATCCACCTAGGGAATTTACAGGCATCGAATCGAGCCAAACCCAATTTACGAAAGATCACTCGTAGTCGCTTCAACCATTATTAGCTTACACCGATTTTGATTAATTGTACATGCCTATTTTAGAAAAAAGACAAAAAAATGGGCGGCCCGAAAGCCGCCCATCATGCGTGTAGCAGGAGGAACCCCACCTGTGACCCTGCCTATTCCAGTCGTCAATTAAGACACTTGCCTCTTACACAGTTAAAACTGTATATCCACGCACCACATAGTGTACACCTATTTATACAAGTTCTTCAGCCAATTCTAAATTTTTTTTATCTGGTTAAAAAAAAGGTTGGAGTCTGACCATCGAATCCTCCGCCAAAGTTGAGGTGACGAACCATCTCCTTAGCTTTACACATTTCTAATCCCTTCAAAACAATCTGATCAGTTTTGATCTCAAGAATGGAGGTGCCATCAGTCGTTTGATTATTGTTTACGATCTTATAATTAACCATTAATCTTCTCCCATTTAAAACCAAAACAAAGTTCTTGCATTTTGCGATGAAACCAATTTGGTTCATTGCCTTCTTCGACCATCCACGTCACATTTTTCAATACCTTACATTTCCAAGTGTACTTCGGATTTTTAACGGTATTGATTATCCAATCTTGTCTGAGATTGCCAATCATTTGAAACCTGCAAATTTAATTTTCTCGAACTTACTGACTGGTTTCGACTCGTTTTCCATTCGATAACCAGAGGCGGAGTTGTCGAAGACTGGTCGATCTTCATCTTGTACAACATCGACTTGAGCTGAAGCTTCGACATTATACAGACGCATCTTCGAGTAGTCAACACCAATCACGAATCGCTTATGCACCGAAGGATCACCATAACGATTCTTTAACTGCTTGACCATGATCTGATTGAGTTGGCGTAACTCTTCGCTGGTAATCAAAGCAAACATAAAGTCTGCTGTTGCTGGTAGACCGAATGATTCAGAAGTATCTTCGAGACCAACATCAGAGTTACTAAAACCAGAACGATTAGTCTGAGTCGCCGAAACTATCGGGACGTTGAACTCGACGGCCAGACCTCTTAGCTCTTCGGCGATCGCCTTGATGTAGGTGTACGAGTTGACGTTCGACCCCGGTTTGATCCTCGACGACGCACAGATGTTCAGGTAGTCGATATAGATAATGTCGGGGATAAAGTTCTTCTTGATCTTCAATTCGTTCAAGAGATGTCGAAAGTTTGCGGATCCTGCGCATGCTGTTGGATACTCCTTGACAATGAGCTTACCTTTTGCTCGTTCTTTAACTTTCCCTACCAACTTGTAGTAGATCGCTTGTGGTAGTTCTTTCAAATCGTCGAGTGTAACACCAAGAAGATTGGCGTCGATACGCTCAGCGATTCTTTCTTCTGCCATTTCGAGAGTAATGTAGAGAACATTCTGACCTGACATCAAGTTGTGTGCAGCGCCATGACACATAAACAATGACTTGCCGACACCAGTACCAGCAAGAGCAATGTTCAATGTCTTACGAGGCAAACCGCCTTGAGTGATCTTATTAAAGTAGTCAATATCAAAACCGATACGAACTTCTTTTCGATGATAGAACTCATAACGTTCTGGCGCATCATTCAAGAAGTCGTGACCGATATTATTATCGAAAGAAACTCCAAGAGCATCAGTCAAGATTTGAGGAATAGCACCGACTGAGATACTATCTTTCTTGCTATCATCTACTAATTGAATCGATTTCATCAGAGCATTATATAGAGCCTTGTCTTTGCAGAACTTCTCAGTATTATCTACGAGCCATGCCACATCACGATCTTCAGACTTATCAAGGCCAGAAACAACTTCCTTCGCAAGCTTAAACTGATCATCAGACAGACCGCCGACATCATTGAGATCAATCTGGACAGCAGATTTTGTAGGAAAGTTGTTATACTTTCCCACATATTCATGAATGATAGAGAAGATCTTACGATCTACAGTATCTGTAAAGTACTCTTCTTTGAGGAATGGAATGACCTTACGACCGTACTCCTCGTTTTCGATAAGGTTTCCAAATATGATATGTTCAATTCTCATTCATCCTCCATCTCATAGACCGCTGCTACCTCATCTTCTTCTTGCATAATAGATCCATTCGATGCAGCATACTTCTTTTCAATGAACTCATTGAACTTCGAACACTGTAGAATAGGATTCCAGAAGCTAAAGCTGTATGTATCGGCGATACGATACGACTTTTCGAAGATCTCTCCAGTTTGCATATCAACCTTCTGAAACCAACCAACCTTTGGCTTGATGACATGACCAGACTCGAGAGCCATGTCAAGTAGACCAGACCACTTGCTGATACCTTCTTCCCATGATACTTCGATAGGAATCTTGCTCTTTTCTTTGACGAATCGAGACTTTTCGACGTTGATGATGAAGTTATAACCAGTCACATCCTTGCCGTCTTTTTCTTGCTGACGTCCGAGAATGAAGATGTTATCGGCTGAGTAGTAGATACCAGTACCACCAGAAACGACTGCCTTCGAGTACATCTCTTGAGTCTGATATGTGTGATTGACCACGATCAGAGGAATGTCCTTCAGATTGAGGTGAGGCGTGACCATACGGAAGAGAGACTTGAGCTGCTTTGCTCGAGTCATATCTGCAGCAGAGTTTTGCTTGAGTGCATCCTCGACTTCTTTCTTCGAAGCAAGATTGCCGACCGAATCGATGACGATGATGACATGATCGCCGCGCTTGATCTCTTCGAACTGATGCATAATATCAAACTTCAACTGTTCGACGTCAGTG